ACTGGAAAAACTACTTTGGCAAAACTCATTGTTAAAAATCTTGATTGTGATCATCTTTATATCAATGCCTCTGATGAAAGAGGGATTGAAACTATTAGGGACAAAGTGCAAGGGTTTGCTAGTGTGGCTTCATTCAAACCTATCAAAGTTGTTATCTTAGACGAGGCAGATTTTCTTACAATTCAAGCACAAGCATCACTTAGAAATATAATTGAAACATTTTCACGTACTACTAGGTTTATAATGACCTGTAATTTTGTAGAGCGTATTATTGATCCTCTACAATCTAGATGTCAAGTGCTTAAAATTGTACCTCCAACTAAAAAAGATGTTGCAAAACATTTAAATTGGATATTACAACAAGAACATATTGAACACAACATAAATGATTTAGTACCTTTAGTAAACCAATACTATCCTGATTTACGTAAGTGTATTAATACTATACAGCTATCTACACAGGATAATATATTAAAACTAGACCAGTCAATATTAGTATCATCTAATTATATAGATAAAGTAATTACAGCATTATCAAATAAATCTAAATTTAATGATATACGTCAAATTATAGCAGATGCTAATGTAGATGACTTTGATGAATTATTTAGAGCATTATATGAAAGTTCATCTGAATATTTACAAGATAAAGAAGGAACAGCATCTATTTTAATAAATGAACATCAATATAAAGCAAATTTCCGAATCGACAAGGAAATAAATACAATGTCGTTAATTCAAAACTTAATAAATAATAAATAATTATGCAACAACAAGTACAACAACCCCCAATTGATTTAAAAAACACTACAGCTATCAAAAATTTTGATGGTGGGGTTATTTTCCAACAAGGAGTAGTATTAAGAACAGTGTCTAAATTTGTAATGGGTACAGATGAAGATGCTCTACTACCCATTCCAGTTTTTTATGACCCCTCAACTAAGAAAATTCTCAAGTCATCAGTTCCAAAAGAACTTAGAGAAGAATTAGCTGACGAATTAATGGACTAAGTTTGAAGAATATCTTTGATTGGTTAAAGGCAATTAATACTACTAAACCTCCTGTTGAGTCATTTACTGATAAAGATTGGGAGGTTTGGAATAGTTACATGATTCATAGATTCATCTCAATGAATCCAGATTATTTGGAAATAGTAAACTATGTACAGGACTTTCCTCCACAAGAGAAAAGAATGATATATTCTATTTATAAGGAATTTATTCCTAAAAATAATAAATGGAATAAGTACATTAAATCTAAGGTAAAACAACCCAATAAAGATTTAATAGATCATATCAAAAATTATTTTGAATGTTCTTCTAAAGAAGCAAAAGAATATATAAATATATTGGCTACCCCAGAAATAGGTCGTATATTAACGAATAGAGGGTTAGATAAAAAAGAAATAAAACCGTTATTGAAATGACAAAAGAACTATACACTATGTTAAAAACATCTGCGGAAGCAGATAAAGCTAAAGCATTATTATCACTTGAATTATTAGGCAATAAAGCAGTTGGTATTGGAGACCATTCAACAGAAGATTTTTATAAAAATGCTGAAGAAGCACTTATAAACCTAGTTGATGCTGATGATAGATTATCAACATTAGTAAGGTATTTTAATGAACCACAAGAACAAATCAATGGGTGATACTATAACTAAATACCACGAAATGATGAGCGATAGAGAAATTATGGATGCTAAAAGAGGAGTATCAACAAAATTAGGTGTACAAGTATTCGAAAAAGAGTATCCTGAATTATCTAAGGAATTTAAAAAAATCCAAAAAGAAATGTATGAAATGTTTGCTCGTAAGCATATGGACTATGGTTTAAATAACATTGCTTTAGGCGGAGATATCGTTAATAACAGCGATGATAAACAATTCTCACTAACTGGGTTGTGTATTAGGTTAACGGATAAAATATCACGTTTAAAAAATCTACTAATAAATGGTAGATCATTTGTTGAAGGTGAAGGTATGCAAGATACATTTATTGATATTGCCAATTATGGAATAATCGGTCTTTTAGTAGGTCGAGATAAATGGAAAAAATAGTTTGGCTAAAAAAATTCCTAGTATTGTAAAGGAGATTAGAAATAATCCACCTAAGCAAATTAATTTTGCTTATCAAAAGAATATATCATATTCACAAATGTCTATCTTTAGGAGTTGTGCTTACAGATGGAAACTACAATACAAGGATAAGATAAAAAGATTTAATTCATCTATTCATACTGTATTTGGAACGGCTATACATGAAGTAATGCAACATTATTTAGATGTCATGTACGAAAAATCAGCGGCAGCTGCAGATAGAGAAATAGATATAGAAGAGTATTTTCAAGATAAATTTATATCTGAGTACCAATCACAGTATAAGTCTAACAATAATGAACATTTCTCCTCAGCTGAAGAGATGAGAGAATTTTTTGAAGATGGTGTAGCTATTTTAAATTGGTTTAAGAAAAAACGTAGTAGATATTTTAGTAAAAAAGGTACATATTTAGTTGGTTGTGAAATACCCATTGTAATTGCTCCGAATAAAATGTTAAATAACGTATTATACATGGGGTATTTAGATGTTGTAACATATTGTGAAACAACAGATACATTCAAGATAATCGACATAAAAACCAGTACTAAAGGTTGGAATTCATATGATAAAAAGAATGAAGATAAACATTTTCAACTAATATTGTATAAGAAATTTTTTTCTGAACAATATGGGATACCTTTAGATAAAATTGAAATTGAATTTTTAATTGTAAAAAGAAAAGTGTTAGATTGGGATGATGAAAAAATAATGTCACCACATCAAGCATATAGAGTACAACAGTTTGTACCACCAAGTGGTAAAATAAAAATAAATAGAGCTAATAATGCTGTAAATGATTTTATAACAGAGTGTTTTAGTTCAAGTGGAAATATTAAAGAAATAGATTATCCAAAATCACCCTCTAAATGGAATTGTACGTTTTGTCCTTATGGAGAAGATAAAGAATTATGTGGGGCAAAAGCGCATTTTGAATAATACTTATATATGTATAATAAATGTTTTAAATAATAAAGACTATGACAAATAAAAAACCAATGACACTAACGAGTGTCAAAGTCAAAAGCGATTTATTCGAGAATTTTAAGATTGAATGTGTAAAACGTAAATTTTCTTTTCAAAAACTTGCCGACCGGGCTCTATTTTTGTATCTTACAGATGAAGATTTTCGTAAACAAATTACTAATCAAATTAATCTCGAACTAAAGGACAATGAATAAAGACTTTAAATATATCCCTAAGGATAAAAGGAAAAAAATACTTCTAATATGTGACGACATTAGAGTACACTCAGGAGTAGCAACAGTTGCTAAAGAAATAGTTACTCATACAGCTCATCATTTTAATTGGTGTCAAATAGCTGGGTCTATTAATCACCCAGAAAAAGGTAAAAAATTAGATTTATCTGAAAGTACTAATGAATTAACAGGGTTAAGTGATTCGTCTGTAATTTTATATCCTGCAGATGGTTATGGAAGTACTCAAATAGTAAGAGAAATAATAAAAGTAGAAAAACCAGATGCCTTATTTTTATTTACGGATCCAAGGTATTTTATGAATATTTGGAATATGGAACAAGAAATTAGAAAAAATATTCCTATTTCTTATTTAAATATTTGGGATGACTACCCAGCTCCAATGTACAATAGACCTTACTATGAAGCATGTGATTTATTGATGGGTATATCTAAACAAACTGTTAATATTAACAAATTAGTATTAAAAGGATATGAAAAGAATAAAATATTTAGATATGTACCCCATGGGAAAGATATTACTAATTTCTTTCCTGTTGAAGATAATGATTTAGATTATACTAATTTTAAATCATCTTTATTTGGAGTTAAAAATCCCAAATTTACTTTATTTTTCAACTCAAGAAACATCAGACGTAAACAAATCCCAGACGCAATGATGGCTTTTAGAGGGTTTTTAGACTCCTTACCTAAAGAAGAAGCTAAAGAATGTTATATGATTCTAAAAACAGAAAAAGTAACAGATGCTGGAACTGATTTACCTAAAGTAAAAGAATATCTTTTTGATGAAAATTATAAAAATAATGTAATTTTTATCGACCAAAGATTATCAGAACAACAATTAAATTGGTTATACAATATGGCAGATGCTCATATTTTACTTACTTCTAATGAGGGTTGGGGATTAGCAAATACTGAAGCAATGTTAGCTGGTACCCCAATTATAGCTAATGTAACAGGTGGGATGCAAGATCAAATGAGATTTGTAGATGAAAATGGAGAATGGTTTACCCCAAGTGCCGATATACCCTCTAATCATAGAGGGACTTATAAAGAACATGGTGAATGGGCCTTTCCCGTTTATCCAACCTCAAGATCTATTCAGGGTTCTCCTCCAACACCTTATATCTATGATGATAGATGTAAGTGGGAAGATGCTATGGAAAGAATAAAAGAATGTTATAATTTAGGAAGAAAAGAATTAAAACGAAAAGGATTAAAAGGAAGAGAATGGGCTTTAAGTAAAGAAGCAGGATTTAATTCCCAACATCAAGCAGAAAGAGTTATTGAAGCTTTAGATACATTATTTAATACTTGGAAACCAAGAGAAAAATACGAAGTAATCAATACTAATAATTATAAAGGTAAATTTTTAAATCATAAAATTATATATTAATGAGTAAACAACGTTTTGTAATAAGTTGCCCATTTGATACTTACTCAGGTTATGGAGCACGCAGTCGTGATATAGTTAAAGCTATAATAGAATTAGATAAATATGAAGTTCAACTTTTACCTCAAAAATGGGGAGAAACTTCATGGGGTTTTTGCAAAGATCATTCTGAATGGGAATTTTTATTAAAATATACTGCTCCCCAAAATTGGCAACAATTTAAACCTGAAATATGGGCTCAAATTACTATCCCAAATGAATTTATGCCTGTAGGAAAATATAATATTGGTATAACAGCGGGGATTGAATCTACTGCTTGTAAACCTGAATGGGTTGAAGGGTTAAATAGGATGGACATAAATTGGGTTTCTTCTAAATTTGCTAAAGATACATTTGAAAAAATGGCTTATGAAAAAAAAGATCAAAGAACAGGCCAAGTAGTACAACAAATAAAATTAAACAAACCTATTGAAGTTGTATTTGAAGGAGCAGATCTAACAACATATAAACCAATTAAACAATCAGAAATAAAAAGCATTAACTTAAAAGATATTAAAGAAGAATTTTGTTATTTATTTGTTGGTCATTGGATGCAAGGTGAGTTTGGGCATGATAGAAAAAATGTAGGGGTATTAGTTAAGTCTTTTTATGATGCTTTTAGGCATAAAGTAGGCAAAAAACCAGCCCTTATACTTAAGGCATCTACTGGGGTTGCTTCTTACTTAAGTAGAGATGCTATTTTAGATAAAATTAAAGCTATAAGAGATAGTTATGGGGATGCTAGATTACCTAACATTTATTTATTAAACGGTGAATTTGATGACTCAGAAATAAATGAATTATATAACCATTCTAAAATTAAAGCAATGGTTAGTTTTACTAAAGGAGAAGGATTTGGTCGTCCTTTATTAGAATTTGGATTAACTGGAAAACCAATAATTGCATCAGGATGGAGTGGTCATATTGACTTTTTACACCCTGAATACAACATACTACTATCTGGAGTTTTAGAAAATGTGCACCCATCAGCAGCTAATAATTGGTTAATTAAGGAATCACAATGGTTTCAAGTAAATCAAAAGCAAGGTATTAGTGCTTTAAAACAAGTTTATAAAAATTATAAACAATACTTAAAAAGATCTAAAAAACAAAGACATTATGTTAAAACTAATTTTAGCTGGGGTAAAATGAAAGATTTAGTAGGAAATATTTTAAATAAAAATATCCCTGAATTACCTACACAAATAAAATTAGATCTACCAAAACTTAAAAAAATAAATTAAATGAACTCAGATACAATAATAGATTGTCCTAAATCAGGAGGAGATCTTTGTTATAAAACCGAAATAAATAAGGATATAACTAATTTTCTTAGTTTATCCTGTGGGTTTTGGACTAACACATTAATGAAAAAAGATTCAGAATTTTATAATGAACAAATTAGTACTTTACCTGAAATATATAAAGACATAGCTTGGGAAGACCCTGAAACAAAATTAATTTGGATCCCAAATACAATTAATATACAAGATAAAGGAATGGTGTTTGCTGGAGGGACTAACGCAAAAGAATGGGCTTGGTCTGCTGTAAAAGCTATACCTTTGGGAGAAAATGATAAAGCCAAAGTAAAGGGTCAAACACATAAGATGGATATGTCAACAATAAAATCATTTAAAGAACGTGATTATATAGACGCTCTTTCATATATAGGGGTTTTACCAGAATAATATAAAAATAATATGAAAATACTAGTAACAGGAGGAGCGGGATTTATTGGCTCTAATTTAATAAAAAGATTATTATTAGAAGAACATGAAGTTCATTCTTTAGATAATTATGATAGTGGATTTAAAAGTAATCATCAATTGGGGTGCAATTATATAAATGCTGATATTGAAACCATTGAAAATATTGAAGGAAAAGACTTTGATTTAGTATATCATTTGGCGGCATTAAGTAGAATTCAACCCTCATTTGAAAACCCAAAAGAAACTTTTAGAGTGAATGTAAGAGGTTGTGAAGCAGTTGCAGAGTGGGCTAAATACAATAATGTTAAAATTGTTTATGCTGGTTCCTCATCTAAACATCATGATCCAACTATATCACCATATGCTATGTATAAATACTTAGGTGAAGAGGTTTTTAAATTATATAAAAAAACTTATAATGTTGACGCAGAGATTTGTAGGTTTTATAATGTATATGGTCCTGGTGAAGTAGTTGAAGGAGATTGGGCTGCTGTAGTTGGTATATTTAGAAGACAAGTTAGAGATGGAAGAAAAATTACAATAGTAGGAGATGGAGAACAAAGAAGAGATTTTACTCATGTAATTGATATTGTAGATGCTTTATATAAAGTTGGTATGTCTAACGAAAAAAATAAAGATGCATGGGAATTGGGAACAGGAATAAACTATTCAGTAAATGAGTTATATAAAATGTTTTTAGAAAGGTACCCACATATCGAAGCAAAATTTATCCCCGAACAACCTGGTAATTATAGAGTTACTCTTAGAGAAAATAATGATACAGTAGAAAGATTAGGTTGGGAGCCTAAAGATAGATTAAATGGTTATATAAATAGTTTATGAAAATAAGTTATGCAATAACAGTTTGTAATGAATATGAAGAAATTCAAAGGTTACTTTCGTTTCTTTTAGGAAATATTAGAGAAGAAGATGAAATAGTAGTATTATTTGATAAAAAATCAGGTACAGCAGAAGTGTGGGAACATTTAATAGAACTAAAAAAACACGATTATATTAAATTAACCCCAAAAACATTCAAAAACCATTTTGCAGATTGGAAAAATTACTTAACTAGCCTATGTGTTGGAGATTATATATTCCAAATTGATGCAGATGAAGTCCCAGATGAATATTTAATAGAAAACCTACCAACAATTCTAGAAGGTAACCCTAATAATGAGGTTTATTTAGTCCCAAGAGTAAATACTGTTGAAGGGTTAACTGATGAATATACTCAAAAATGGAGATGGAATGTAAATGAAAAAGGGTGGGTTAATTGGCCTGATTATCAATGGCGTATTTGGAGAAACAAACCAGATATAAAATGGGTTAATAAAGTACATGAAAGGTTGGATGGGTTCAGAACATATGGTACATTACCCGAACAACAAGAATTAGCTTTATACCACCCAAAGACAATAGAAAGACAAAAAAAACAAAACGAATATTATAATACATTATAAATGAAAAAGAATTTAGAAAAAATAGGAAGTTTATGGGTTGGAGATAAATTATCTAATTTAGAAATTCTTTCAATTAAGTCTTTTATATTAAATGGTCACCCATACCATTTGCATGTTTATAACGATATAGAAAACATACCAGAAGGAGTAATTCTTGAAGATGCTAATAAAATAGTACCCGAAAAAGATATTTTTTATGCTCCTGGTAGTAATGGTAGGCCTGGTTCCTTAGGGGCATTTTCAGATTATTTTAGATTTAAAATGATGCAGGAAACTGGGGGGTATTGGGTTGATACTGATATAGTTTGTATACGTCCATTTGATTTTAAAGACCCCTATGTATTTGCATCAGAAAACACACATAGGGGAGAGCAAGAAGCAACTTCAGGAATACAAAAATTTCCTAAAAATTGTGATGCTGTAAAATATTGTGTAGAATATTGTGATTCGTTTGAAGATAAAAATAATATTAGATGGGGAGATATAGGTCCCTCTTTAGTTAGAAATACTATCAAAAAATATAGCCTCCAAAAATATGTTAAAGATTATAAAATTTTCATGCCCGTTAATTGGTGGGAAGCTAATGAATTTTTTAACCCTAATCCTACATTCCAAATTACACCTGATACTTATTCTATCCATTTATGGAATGATGTATGGAGTAGTAATGGTGTAGATAAAAATGGAGACTTCCACCCTAATAGCATTTATGAACAATTAAAAAAATGGGTAAACATATGAATATAGATAATAATAATCAACTTTTAAAAAAAATTACTTGTATTAATCATAATAAAAAAGATATATTAAGTATATTGCAAAAATATGGAATGTGTATATTACCTAATTATGTAACAGATAAAATTTGTGATACTACAAAGGAAAAGTGCATTGAAAGAGTTGAGGTTAAAGAAGATATAGATTTTGAAGATGGGTCTTATAGAAGATTTGATGGTAAGAATATTCACCCCAAAGGTAGAGGACAAGATAAAAGAGTATACCATGTTGACTGCTTCAGTAATGAAATGGCAGATTTTAAAAATGATAAATTTATCCAATCTATATGTGAATCCTATATGAGTAAAGAAGAATCTCCTTACTCAGTCCATGTTCAAATATATGATAGAAATAATATTCCTAATGATTTAACTAGGGGACCTCATCTTGATTCTTTTGAAACAAACACTTTCAAAGCATTTTTATATTTAGATAATGTTACATTAGATGATGGTCCTACTTCTTATATTCTAGAAACTCATAAAGATAAAACTTTAAGAGAATTAAAACAAAAAGGAAACCCCGGACCTAAATATCTTAACAAACCTGAAAATAAATCTACTCATCCCACTAATTTTTCATTAGAAGAATTAGGTCAAGAAAGAATTAATAATTGGGTAAAAGTAATTGGAAATAAAGGTGATGTAATTTTATTTGATACTTGGGGGATTCATTGTGGGACTAATATTTCTTCTAGTGGAGATAGGCATGTTATTGTAAATTATTATAAACAAGGCAAAGATTTACCCCGTTCTAATTTTGGTTATGATTATAAAATTGATGAAAAAAATAGTGGAAATTTTAAATGAAACAATCTAAAATAAACATAGTAATATTTGCTGCAGACGCAAAACATTTAAGTTATTTAAATAATATTATAACAGTAGCATCAAATAATAATTTAAATATATTTGCTATGATTTGTCAGGATACAAAATTAAAATATCCTATTTATCATAAAAATAGGTTTCAAATATTAACTAATTGTAACGAAACAAACCCTACTTTTTCAGAAACTTTAGGAGTTAATTTACCCTTTAAACCAGATTGGTTAATTGTAAGTAGAGAAAGGTGGGACCCTGAAACGTCTATAATTAGAGAATTTAAACATAAATTTAATTCTAAAATAGGTTTAGTTGAACCCAATTCAGCTATGATTAATAGTATTACGGGTTTTTTAGAATCCGAATCTAAAAATCGTTTTATAAATGAAATAGATGTATTTTTTGACCATAGTAATTTTATTAAATCCCAACGTAAAATATTAGGTTTTAAGGGAAATACAGTAGTGGTAGGCAACCCAAAACATGATGTTAATTTAGATGTTAAAAAGCAAGATCTTCAACATTTAAAAGATTATTACAAAATTGATCCTAATAAAAAACAAGTCCTATTTTTTACCCTTCAAAATAAATATAGACATAAATTGTTTGAAAAGTTTAAAGAATTTAAAAATAATCATCCTGAATATCAATACTTTATTAAACCATATCCTGGGGAACCTTTTGATCCCTTATTCCATAAAGATTACTTTCCTAAGTTTTTTATGGAAGGAGTAATACCCATTTTAGAAGAAACACATATTTGGGGAATGTATAATTTATGTGATATTCATGTGGGGTGCTTTAGCTCAGTAATGTATTCTTCTTTTTATTTAAAAAAAGAAATTTATGAGTATTCAAAAGAAATAGGTTCACATGAAAATTTAGAATCTAATTTTGATATATTAAATAATTCTGGGGGTCATGAAGAATTATTAGATTTATGGTTAAGATCATTTAACATTAATATAGAAGAATTTAAAAATTTAACTTTAAAAGAAAAAATATTACCTAAATTAGAAAATAATCAAAAAGTTTGGAAAAGCCTAAAAGATTTAGTATCTTATAGAGAAGATATATTAAAACTATATGATGAATTTAATGATAAACAGGCATCAAAGCGCATAATCGATTACATATTAAATTATGAAAAATAAAACTATATTAATTACAGGAGGAACGGGATCTTTAGGTAAGGCTCTTATTAAGAAATTAAAAATTAATAATAAAATTATTGTTTATAGTCGAGATGAGGGTAAACAAGCTTTATTATTTGGTAATAGTCCTGATATTGTTAGGATAATAGGAGATACTAGAGATTATAACAAATTAGATGTAACATTACAACGTCATTCTCCCGACTATGTAATCCATACTGCTGCCCTAAAAAGAATTGATGATATGGAATTTCACCCTGATGAGTGTGTTAAAACCAATATTGATGGGTCTGAAAATGTAGCAAAAGCTTCATTAAAAAATAATGTTAAAAAATGTATTCTTGTTTCTACAGATAAAGCATGTCAACCTGTAAATGTTTATGGGTCTAGTAAATTTATTGCTGAACGAATTTTTACAAATTATGATTATTATTCTACTAGTACAATTTTTTCATCTGTAAGATATGGAAATGTAATTGCATCACGTGGTTCATTTGTTCCATTATTTATAGATTGGATTAAACAAAATAAAACTATAAAAGTAACATCCGAAGAAATGACTCGTTTTTTGTTTACTTTAGATGACGCAGTAGATACAGTATTAGGAGCATTAAAAAATGCTAAAGGGGGAGAAGTATTTGTTCCTCAAATTAATTCTTATACTTTACCTATTTGTATTAAAGCTCTAGAATATATTACAAATAAAAAAGCAACTACTAAAGTTATAGGGTTAAGACCTGGAGAAAAGTTACATGAAGATATGCTAGCAGAAACAGAACTACCTTTTACATACCAAGTACCTAATATAAATCTTTTACAAATCAGACCCCAATATACTAATAAATCATATCAAAATTGGGATAAATACAAAGGTCCCCATTTTAACTCTAAATTATGGGTTAAAGAAAATATAAACGAATTAATAGAATTAATTAATAAAGGTTTAATGTGTTAATATATGAAAGTATTTGAATCAAAATTTACTAAAAAAGAATTAGATTTATTAAACCCCATAATTCAAAATGGTCAATTAGGTTTTGGTCCTAATGTATTAGAATTTGAAAAACAATTTATACCCTTTTCTAATAAACAATACAACGTAGCAACTAACTCAGCAAGTGCTTCTGCTTTTATATTATTTGCTTATTTAAGGGATAAGTATGGCGAATGTGATGTCTATACTCCCTCATTAGGTTTTACTTCTCCAGCATGGGCTGCTAAACATTTTGGACATAATATTATATGGGTTGATGTAAATGATAACTTATTGTTTGATATAGATGATTATTATAATAAAAGAAAAATTAGATGCGAAAGATATAGTGATAATAACGTAAAACCCGTATTAATGCCCATTTTATATGGAGGTGTCAGCAATATACCAGGTTTTGATAACATTAAAGGGGGTTATAATGAAATAGTAATAGTAGACTCAGCCCATTGCGTAACACCTACTATAAAAAATAATTTTATCTTTTTTTCTTTTCATCCTTATAAACCTATATGTTCAAGTGATGGAGGGATGATTTCAACAAATAATCTGGAGGCATCTGAGTATTTTAAATCTTATAGAAATTTTGGAAGAAAAAATAACAATGAATCTTATGATATTATTCAAGAGGGGTTTAAATTTTATATGAATAATTTAAATGCTACTATTGCTTTAATTAGTTTAAAAAAATACAAAAAAGATTTAGAAATTAGAAAAAATAATTATTCTAAATTAGATAATGTTTTATTTCATGATAATAATTCATCTTATTATTTTGCTACAAGATTAGATTTTAATGCTAATAAATTTAATAAAAAAAACCAATTGGCACGACATTACCCATTATTACATAAAACAAAGTATTTTAACAGTGACACCAAATTACCCAATACAGAATTATTATATAATAAAATAATTAATTTACCTTTATGGACACATTTGTAATAGCAGAAGCAGGAGCTAATCATAATAGAGATTTTAATCAAGCATTAAAATTAATAGATGTAGCCAAAGAATCAGGAGCAAGCGCTGTAAAATTTCAAACATACTCATCTGAAACTTTATATAGTAAAAATACACCCGATTTTGCAGGATATAAAAATATAAATCAATTAATAAAAGATATAGAATTACCTCGTGAATGGCAAAAAGACTTAAAGCAGTATTGTGACGAAATAGATATTGAGTTTATGTCTACACCTTTTGATGAACAGGCAGTAGATGAATTAGTAAATTTAGGAGTTAAAAGATTAAAAATATCAGGATTTGAATCAACAGATTGGAGATTTGTAGATATGGTAGCTTCAACTGGTTTACCTTTAATTATATCTATTGGTATAGGGTTTGAATTTAATAAGATGGGGCATATTTTGGATATAGTAGAAAATTATGGTAATGATTTAACTCTTTTACACTGTAATAATGCTTACCCAACACCCATAGAGGATATAAATTTAAATATTATAAGAGTTTTACAAGGATTTAGAAATGTTAAGGCTGTAGGATTATCAGATCATACAACTTCAATTTTAACTCCTGCTTTAGCCGTAGCTGTTGGGGCAACTACAATTGAAAAACATTTCACGTTAAATAAAAACACCCCAGGCCCTGATCATCTATTTGCATTAGAACCAAATGAATTAAAAAACATGGTAGATAATATAAAAATGGCAGAAATTATGGTAGGGGGTAATAAAAACCAATATAGTAAATCTGAGTTAAATTTTGCTAAAGCCAGAAGATCAATAGTAGCAAAATCTAATATAAAAATAGGTGATTTGTTAACTATAGATAATATAACAACAAAAAGACCTTATCTAAAAGATAACGTGCCTGCCTCCGAGTGGTTTAATATTTTAGGTAAAAAATCTACTAAAAATTACAAATTTGATGAATTTATAAAATGGTAAAAGGTAAAAAAATAATATTAACTCGCGTTGAAAAAGAAAACTTAGAACAGTTGCGTGAATGGAGAAATATTCCTGAATTAAGAAAATACTTTAGAGAACATAAAATTATAGGGATAGATAATCAATTAAAATGGTATGAAAATAAGGTATTAGGAGATTCTAACCAATATAATTTTGAAATAAGAACCCAAGAAAATAAATTAATAGGTCATTGTGGTTTATATTATATAAATTGGGTAAGTAGAACTGGGGAGTTTGGGATTTATATAGGAGATAAGGATTATAGGAATGGGGGGTATGGTTCTGATGCCCTAAGGACTTTAATTAAATATGGTTTTGAAGATCTTAATTTAAATAGAATTTGGTGTGAAGTATATAGTAATAATGATGCATTAGATGTTTATAAACATATTGGGTTTATATATGAAGGAAAAATGAGAGAAAATTATTATAATGAAGGTAAGTATTGGGATTCTTACATATTAGGAATGTTAAAAAAAGAATTTAATGAGAGATATAAATGATATTTGTATAGTAGTACAAGCTAGGTTAGGTTCACAACGCGTTCCTAAAAAAATGATAAAACCTTTTGCAGGAACTACTTTAATTGATATTCTTTTAAGTAAACTTGTTAATTTAAATTCTATAGATTATTCTAAAGTTTATTTTTGTGCTCATGAACAAGAACTTCTAGATATTGCATCTAACTACCCAGTTAATATTATAAAACGTAGTAAGGCATCGGCAAATGAAGAAAAAGATATAAAAATTTTATATGAATGGTCTAAAGAAATACCATCAGAACACATAGTAATGGTATCGGCTTGTAATCCATTACTAAAAATTAATACTATAGATCAGTTTATTTACCAATATCAAAATTCAAATAAAGAAGGTGCCATCAGTGTTTACGAGTCTAAAAATTACTTTTGGGATTCAGAAGGTAAAATGTTAAATAAATGGCCTAAAGGATTTACTTCTATGAATACTAAATTTGTAGAACCAACTAAAATTGCAGCTCACTGTATGTATGGTTCTAGACTAGATTTAATTAAAGAGGGTAATTGGGTTACTAATAAACTACCTTATAAACCTGAGTTAATAGATATGTCTGAAATTGAATCTTTTGATATTGATGAACCATGGCAATTTAAAGTTGCTGAACAATTATATAAAAATAAAGAAGAGCTATGGAAAAAATAACATTTTGTATACCA